ACTGCCCAATTAGATGCTACTGATCCCAGTGTTGCATATGTGGCAGTTGCATAGTTGTTTGCTGCTGTACCAACAGTGTTAGCCCATCCGTTAGACGAGTTGGCAACTGTATAAGCCGCATTGGTAACTGCCCAGTTTGATGCTAAGGAATCTCTAGCAGTATTAGCAACGGTATAAGAAGCGTTGGTGACTGACCATAGAGAATTAGCAGAACCAAATGCAAGTATACCACCATTAGCAGAAGTGTATGCAGCATTTGTAACTGCCCAGTTAGATGCTAATGAATCTCTAGCATTGTTAGCTATTGTATAAACAGCATTAGTAACACCCCAATTAGATGCATCATCACCAAATGCTACGTTAGCAGCAGCAAAAGCGGCATTTGTGACAGCCCAGTTAGAATCTAGACTGTTTGATAATGTGTTAAGACTTGCAGAGGTGCTATATGTTGATGTGATATAATTGTTAACTGCTGCACCGACATAAGCGGCATAACTGTTACCTGATAGTCCAATTGTAGTTGACCATGAGTTAACCGAAGATAGACCAGTTGTGACTGTTGTTTGTGTTGCATAGGTAACATATGCATAATTGTTAGCAGCAGTACCTACTGCGTTAGCCCAACCATTAGAAGAATTGGCCACATTAAAAGCAGCATTAGCAGTTACGAATACTGGTGAAAGATCAGGCTTGAGTGCTAGTGCATAAGCATTAGCAGATGCTCCGACATAGTTCGTATAGTTGTTACCAGCGGTACCAACAGAGTTAGCCCAACCATTTGCTGGAGCAGGATCTGAATTGATTGTTAGTTTGTTATGAATTGCATCTGTAGAGATAGTGATGTTTTGACCAGCAAGGATGCTGACGATATCACCAGGAAGAGTTGCAGTTAGAAAAGTTCCATTTGCATTAACTGTTCCGAAGTATTCACCACTAGAAATCTGTGCAACTTGACCTGCTACGTTCTTATAGTAGATAATACCATCAGCATAGTTGATGGCAAGTTCACCATTAGCTAGATTGCCAGCAGATGGTATAGAACCAGGTGTAGGTGATTTTTTAAGAGCAATTCTTGTGTTGGCCATTAGAAGTCGTCAATCTCATTTTTGACTTCCACTTTCATAACGGCATTATCTTTTGTCTTGTCAACTATAGCGGAAGATTCGGTATCTTTGTTATTTATGTCTTTCTTTCCGACGACCACTTTAGCTTTCTTGACCAACTTGGCTTCCTCTTTTAGTTTAGCAACCTCTTTTTTAAGATTGTCACATTCATCTTCTTTACGAATATAGTCTTTCTTGATAGCATTGAACTGTGCAGTCAATGTATCCATATGTGAAACTTTTTGAGACATTGCATTAAACTGTTCTTCCCAACGTCTAGCATTGTTTCTGCTCATGTTGAGTTCGTCTAAGTCAGTCTCAAAGTTTTTCTTATTCTCATTGAATGAGGCAATCATCTGATCCTTCTGTGCAATTATACTGTTTGCAATCTTCAACTGAGTTTTCAATTGAAGCGTTTCTTTGATCAGTGATTGTATAGTATCTATTGCATATTCAATGTATGTATTAATATAAGTAGATTGATCACTCATTATAAAGTCTCCGTATTAAAATGCACCACCATCTAACATTGCGAACTCAGGTGTTCCTACTGCTGATGCTTGCAGCACTTGTCCTTCAAGTGTGGCAGATGCAACTCTTAGCGCACCAGCGGTATTACCAAATAGAACACCGTTGTTAGCAAATTGGGTGACACCAGTACCACCATAGAATACTTCAACTGCATCACCTTGCCATTTACCATGTTCAATAGTACCGACACCTGTGATTCCTAAGTAATCACCTTGGAGTCTTGCTGAAGGAACTGTACCAGATATTAAGTTGGCCGCATTGGAGAATGTATCAAAGATGTTTGTATTTGTTGTTGAAACAAGTGAGTTAACATAATTGTTGCCTGCTGTACCAATCTGAACAGCATAGTTATTACCAGCAGTTGTTACTGTTGTAACTCTTGTATTAACTGTATTGATATAGTTGTTTGTAGCAGTTGCAACAATGCTTGACCAGCCATTGACAGATGCTCCTACATAGTTTGCATAACTATTTCCTGATGCACCAATATACTGAGAAAACAAATTAGCTGATGATACGAATGATTCGATATAGTTGTTACCAAGAGAAACTACAGCATTTGCTACGTTAGCGATTTCATAGATCGTATTGGTTACATTCCAATTTGAACCAAGTGAATTGATAACAACATCAAGTTCTGTATTTGAAGCAATGTAATTTGTGATTGGTGTTGAATTGTTACTAGTGAATCCCCATCTACCTTGAGATTCAATCCACATTAATGCGGCATTGCCCTGTAGGTTACCACGATTGATTTCTAGGCCAGCATCTTCTGTTGGTGCTAGATCACCAGGAAGATCACCGTTGAGGGTGATGATGTTATCACCAATTGATAGAATCTGTGTGTTAACGTAAGATAGTGTGCCAGAAACAGTTAGATTACCAGCAATACCAACGTCACCAGTAATGTTGCCACCAGACTTTGCAAAGAATGTTTGATTGCCATAATTATTTGCTGATGTGCCAACATAATTTGTATAGTTATTGCCTGCCGTGCCAACAGTGTTGGCCCATGTATTAGACCCGACAGCAACTCTTGCAACATAAGCATTAATAGATGATGCATTAGATGATATCGCTAGGTTTACGTTAGCATATTGAGTATTGGCTAGAGCGGAAGCACCGTTTGCTAAGTTAGCAGCAACGTTAGCATGAGCAAATGCAGCGTTCGATCCACCACCACCAGAGTTTGCTCGGTTAAATGCGTTGATAGTGTGATTGAGCCAATACCTACCACCGATTTCCTCGACAGCAGATGAATCTGAGGTACCAATAAAGAGTTTGTCTGAATTATAGGAATACGCTAATTCACCAGCAGTTAAAGACCCATTAGATGGTGTCGCTGTAGCACCGGATCTTTTAATTTGGATAATAGTATTAGACATCTCAGAAAGTTCCTCCGTTTATAATGGGCAATTCTTTAACAATGTATTTTCCACTTGCCTCATCATAAACTAATGTTTCGTTGTTACTTGCTTCTGTTGCATCAACATCATTAAGTTGGATCAATCTACTGATGCCGCCAGTGCCAACAGATGTAGCACCTACAACATTGACAGACTTAACATGTTGCTTCTGTGGTGTATTTATAGAAATCCTATTCCCAGGATTTGTTATGACTGTTATCTTGTTTCCCATTTGATATTACTTTGTTATTGATGGTGTGACTATAATAATACCTTCAATCAATCTTGTAACGGAACCAGCCGCTAAAGTTCTAACATCAAATAGATAAGTGCCTTCCCTCAAGTTTGCTGTGTTATTAGCAGTCATTGACAATTCGATATTACCATTTGCAGCATCAATGATAGTGCAAACTAGATTACCAGATGCATTTTGTGACAGAAGTGATTTTCTCAAAGAACTAGTGATAACATATCCATCAACGTTCTGGTATAGATTAGTAACATCGTCTTGAAGAACGATTGTTGAAATGAAATCTGAACCTTGGTCTATGTATAACTCTACGTATTCGGTCATTTGTTCCTCTAAACGGGATTGCTCTGGTCTATTTTGATCCAGTTCTTCTTAGTATTGTCCCAATAGTATTTATTACCATCCACAGGATATCTGATTGGTGGATCCCATTTAAATGTTGTTTCGTTGAATGTCCATGTATCAGCAAAAGGGAATCCTTCTTTTGCTTCTTTGATCTTCTCTGCCTTTTCAGCAGGTGTTAGATTACGAACATGATGAACGTCTTGCCATACACCATCAACTTTTTCGTAGTATGTACCAACAAGAGTTTCATATGGACCTATTGCAGGTACTGGCTTTCTAACAAATCTTGCAAAACCTTCTGGAGGATTATCAACATCTAGATTAGGAAAGAACAGTCTTAGATTCGATTCTGTAATAGGATGCTCGAAAGGACCACCGTTTCTAATCTGAATGAATAAGTTTTCTGACATAATCAACTCCAAGTAAGGTATACGGCTCCATTTGAGCCTGGATAACCATAACAATAAGCATATGGTGAAGAACCGTATCCACCAGCACCTCTAAGACCAACAGTAACCGTAACAGATTGTCCGTATGTCGGACGACCAGAAGTTAGCCCTGTATATGCTTTAATACCTTTACCTCCATAACCACCTCTACCACCAGGAATTGCACCAGGTCCGCTGCCACCACTTGCAACACCACCAGTACCTCCCCCACCAGTTGTATTGGTATCAGCACCGGTACAAGAGCCGTTAGCACCAGGATTGCTTCCTGTTGTGCCACCACCCTGTCCACCTTGACCACCAGCAGCAACTACTGTAAGGAATGATGATGAATTGCCGTTAGCACCTGGGCCACCACCATAGATATACAAATAAGGAAAGTGATCAGCACCACCTCCGCCACCTCCACCAGCACCATTAACGTTTGCTGTTAGTGTTTCATATGGAGGAACTAAGAATGTGTAAGTGCCAGGTGTTGTGTATGATGTGCTACCTGCCGTAGGTTTACCACGAGCAGAACCCAAAGAGACAACACCAGTGGTGTTGCCTAGCAATAGCCTAGTTTCGGTATCACCCATGCGGATGTTAGCAATTGATGAACCCTTGATAACGGATGCAACATTACCTAAAGATATAGCACCTGAACTAGGTAATGTCATTACTTACCTTTCTTTAATTCTTCAATCTCTCTAGAAAGTTCTTTGATTGCTTCGATTAGAAGTGGAACAATACGCTCGTATTTTACCGCTTTGATTCCATCTTCTCTGACACCCACGGCTTCAGGAAGAACTTTTTCAATTTCATTAGCAATGACACCAACATCATGTTTGCGGATAAAGTAACTATCTTCACCACCTCTTGTGGCAAGGTATTCGTCTGACCAATCGAACTCAACACCTCTAATAGAGTTGACTTTTGTGAGAGGATCTGTTATTATTGTAATATTGTTTTTGAGGGATATATCGGATGCATAATAGGCTTGAACGTCACCATATACATATAGACTCTTATCGGAACCGGCAAAGATTGCAACAGGATTTGTTTTACCGTCATAAACATATAGGCTTCTAAAATGAGTGGATCCGCTATTGAATCCTGTATAGTTGAGACCTAGTGTTCCGTCATCAGCATTATAATTATAGCCGGAGTTAATCGTATTGTTGACAACATACAGTGAACTTGCACCAGTTCCTGTATAAACTTTTGCGTTTGTGGTGAAGTAAATACTACCAGCGAATGTTACACCGTCAGTGTTTGCTAACTTAGAATTTGATATTGTATTAGCAGCAGCACCAACTACAGTGGAGAAACCATTTGATGATACGCCAACATAGTTTGCATATAGATTTGCTGATGAACCTACATAAGATGCCCATGTGTTTGATCTTGTGCCGACAGTGTTAGAATAGTTGTTAGCATAGCCTAATACTGTTAGTGCATAGTTATTGGCATTTACACCGACAGTACCAGCAAATGTATTAGAAGCAGCGCCGACAGTAGCAGCAGAAGTAACACTGTAACTGTTTGCTGAGGTACCTACTAGAGCGGCATATGTATTAGATGCTGCACCCACAGTAGACAAAAGAGATGATAGATAACTGTTTGCTGAGGTACCTACTAGTGTAGCAAAGGTGTTTGATCTTGTACCAACGACATTAGCATAGCTGTTAGCATATGATGTGACTGCAACTGCATAAGAGTTACCAGAAGTACCTACAGTATTAGCCCAGTTATTAGCACCGATAGATGTATTGTATGCAAGAACATTAGCAGAGTTTGCTTTAACATAACCCTGGGTTGTTGTATTAATGCCTGAGTATGTGGCAGTGTTTGCCTGATCAAGAGCAACAATAATTTGGTTAGTTCTCACACGCCAGGTATCAAATGTGTCTGTTAGTGCTACGTTTGCTAATGCCATTTTACTTTACCAGTCCTTTGAGCAATTCTTTGATTTCATCCATGTCATTCTTAAGTTGTGATATATCTTCTTTCATACTATTTAGTTGAGCGTCTTTGGCTTTCCGCTTTCTGTAGGCAATCAGTGATTCGTTGTCTTTGCATATTACAGCACCTGTTGGTGTCTTGTAATATCCTTCAACGTCTGTTTTTGTTTCCCTAGATGGAAGAGTGTTTTTTGTAGCACTCTTTCCATCAATGAGAAGATAATCTAAAACATCCATATATCACCTTTACTTCTGTAGAGCAATAGCACGAAGGTCTGCCACTCTTGGGAAGATAGCACTTGTATCAGACTGAAGGCCAATCTTAATCTGATACTGCTTGAATGTTTCAAATGCAGTTCCAACACTATTAGTATAACCAAAGATTGCTGATCCCTGATCGTTTTGACCAGTCATGACAGCAGCAGGGAAGTTAAACTGGAACTCTCTAAAGTCTCTGCGGTTTGCTAGTGATGAATAAGCAGTTGTGTCATGTGCTTCCATTTCGATCCAATCTCTTGATCTGATTGATTCAAAATCTTCACCGTTAGAGGCTCTGACATAAACTTTGATTTCTGCATTTGATGTTGGTGGACGATAAGATGTAAGAATGATCTTCAAATCTTCTGCATCTTGTCCGTCTGCTAGTGTAATCACTTCGGAGATATACTTGTTCTTTAGTGATCCACCAGTAGGCTGAATCTCATTTGCAGTATTAGAGTTAATCAAGTTATGAATATAAACGGTATATGTTCTATCAAGATTAACAATAGGTGTTAGATAATCAGATACAGTTGACATCTGAACCTTAACACGATTAGATGGTGCACTACCGAAGGATGCAATCTCTGTTGTTCTTGAGAAGATTGCCTTTTCATCATCAAAGTCAACAAGGTTACTATTGACAATTGATTGATAATCTCCAACTGTTCCTGTGTTACTTGTAGTCAACATAGAGAAGTCACAAGTTGTTGATAGATAATCAATATAACTTGGCTCGAATTGAACTGTAGAGTAAACAAACTTAGAGATTGCATTTGTTGATACGGTGTTAGATGACAACTCTAGGTGTAGTGTGTCATTAGCCTTGAATAGACCGTTTGAGTTCTTAACAATAAGCAATGCACAGTTACCGTTGAACTGATCCTTATCATTCTTTGGAACTACTTTATAAATTTCACCAGATGCACATTTCTTAGTTACTACACTTGATGATACTGAAGTTAGGTAACCATTTGCCCTTCTAACAGAAAGCGATTCACCATCTTCGTATCCAGAATCGTTCATAGTATATACAGAACCGTTAATAGACTTAACAGTTGTATTCGAACTGGTATTAGTACCGATTATGTAGTCACCTACTGAAATTGTTCCTGTTGGTGTTGATAGAGTTAGATCATCGTTACCAAGGATTCTATCACCGAACCATGATGTGTTAGCACCAGTTGCTGGTGTTAGTGGTAACTTGATATAGTCTCTTTGTTGATTGCCTAGAATAGCTTCACCCAACACACCAGTCTGGAACTTAGCACGATAGAAAGTGATTTTTAGATCAACCTTAGGTACAATATCCCAGTCAGTATTGTTGTTTGTAGTAAACAATGTTCCTGTCAATGGACGGCTGTTTACTGGTTGCTTAGTTAGAATATCTTTCTCACCAAGAACAGAAACAAACATATAATAGTTAGGATTAATACCAACAGTATGGATGATAAATGCGTATTCTTGATTGTTCAACAAGAATACTGGTGCTTTGAACTTAACATTTGTTGCAACTGATCCATCATCTGACAATGGAACCTGTGAAGGTGTTAACCATACTTCTGAACCAGGGACTTGAACTTTTGTGATTGACCCTGCATTGTCCATTGCACGAATTTCAAACCAAACGCCAAGAACAGGATCTTTGGCTGAAAAGAACACATCAACAGATGATAAGAAGGTACCTTCTTCATTGTTTGGTGTATTAAGTTTGAATGAATAAGCCATACAACTAAGAGTATCCCAAATTGCTGCTGTGGCTTTAGGAGCAACATTGGAAGTAAACTGTGATGTTACGCTGTAATTATTTGTAGTATTAGAGTATACCACAGGCTGTGACTGTGATCCACTCTTTGTTGATGTAACCACTTGACTTGTTGAAATGATAGTTTCTTGAACAGTCTGAGTGATACCCTGTGCATGGAAGAACGCTCTAGCAGCAGAAGTAGTATCTGGTTCGTTAGTGGGACTATCAGTAACGATAACTTCCTTGCTACCGGTTCTGAATGTCTTAGATGCGTCTGCTGGTAATCTCAAGAATCCGTAGACGAAACCATTATCATTAGAATATAGTTTATCACCTTCGACACCAGTTGCAGATATTAGGGCTGCACTGGTATTAGCACCCAATCCTGTTGGAACAGTTGCCATAGTACCAGGTGTTACGAAGTCAGACATCAACTGTCCATCGAAGTAAACATAGTATCTAGTGCCAGCCTTAACACCTCTTGCTTCAAATGCAATTGTCTGAGGACGAATATCAGCAATAGGAGCAACTGTAATAACTTTGTCACCAATACTCTGAGTCTGTGTTTGTAGAGTCTGGAATGTTTCAGTAAATGCTCTAGTTGCTTGTGTTCCTGTAGTTGTGATAGTCTGATATGTATTAGTAGTTGTTGTCGTTGCTGTTGAACCAGCAGTCGAGTTAATAGTAATATAGAAGTTGTTTAGATAGCCTAGAACACCAGCATTAGTGATAACATCACCAAGAGTTTTGATCTGACTATAGTATGCAGCCAAAGATGCACCAGCACCTAATGCTTGGTTGCCACCTTGTGATGCACCGGACATTGTAACAGGAGTTGATGCACCATATGTTGCAATTAGTGAATTAATTGTTGCTGCTGATGCAGCACTTGCCTGAGCAAAATTCAATCCATAAGTTGCAGTAGTTGTTGCACCAACAGTTCTTGCAACAGAAGTTGATGATGATCCGATAAGTGATGGATCAGTGGTGGTAACACCAGTTACGGCTGTTTGCCACGCAGCATATACAATGGAATATGGTGTAACGTCAGCGTCAGTAGCACCAAACTTAAATGTCTGTGCTGCGAGACGTTCTGTGTTTACCCAATAATCTGAATCAGGGTCAAGATAAAGAGTGCCGACGAAACGATATACAGTAGTTTCAACGTTTCTAATTGTTGTTGCATAAGGCTGTCTGACTGCCATAACTTCCGAATAAGGAAGCATTAGCAGGTTGCTTCTGATAACAAGATTTGATTCGGAATAACTATCGTATCCAATAGCCTGTGATTCATACATAGGTCTAATTGATCCTTCTTTAGGATCGTAGCAGATACGATGATCTGGGTTACTGGTATCACTCAATGAGAATGATGTGAATGAATCAACAAAGATACCATTCTTGAAGCGATCTAGTCCTTGTTCATCAAGAATCTTCATATCAAGTGCAGACTTTTCGAGTAGAGATAGAGAAACATAATTCTCTAGATTGTCAACTCTCTGCTTCAATACACCAATATCTTTCATGGTGAATCGAACTTGTGCTGTTCTCTCTGATGAACAAGATAGTCCACCCTTATTCAATATCTTAGCATAACTTGGTGATAGTGATGGGAAAGGTGAAATCGTAAGTTTTGCCACAGACATTAGTTGTGGAGGGCAAGAAGGTGTAATAGGAACACTAGCAGGAATGCCCTTGATGATCATAAACTGACCATCCTTATTGAGTGTGACAATATCTTTTCTTGCCAAGTAATAAGAGTAATCGTAAATGATGCTTTCTGATTCAGCAGGTAATCTTAGTCCTGTTGATTCATATTGAACTGTTGTCGAAACACTAGGGTTGGTTGTAGCCCCACCAACTGTTGTTGAATCAGCAGCCATATTGGTGTAGACTGGTCTAAAGTCAAAGTGATTCTTTAGATCATAAGCAACACCTGTATCTGGTGAGGAGAATACAGGAATCTCTGCTGTTGTGATTTCGTCCTCAGCAGGTGATGTATCATTTACAGGATATGAATCGACAGAGAAGTATCCGACACCAAGAGTATAGTCTGGTTCAAAGTAATCTAGGCAGACAAGTAGTTTGTCACCGGATGATAGACCAGAATATGGAATGATACGTGCATTGCCGTAATAGTTTTCTCTCTGTCCATTATCTAGAACAAAGTTTGTTGTTACGTTTGTACCATCATTTGGTGTTGTGAAAGATGCTGCTTTGCGAATAGAGTTGACTCTATAAACATCCGAGAAGCCTAGGTTGAATGGACCTGTAGTACCAGCAGACGCACAATCAATAATGACATAACGGTTTCTTCTAAGAATCTTACGAATTTCTCTAGCATTTGTTCTTGTCATTGTATAGGTAACTGTACCAGATACAGTGGTACCAAATGTTTCTTTAAGATCAAAGTTAAGAGCAGAAGGTGATGCTGATACTGATCTTTGTGCACCGGTGTCAACACCAGTACCACGAATATCAATCATATCACCGGCTTTATATGCCTTTGTCATTGTGTTACCAGATAGAACCGCTGGTAGAGCAGATGTTACAGTTAGTGTTGTATCGCTTGCAATTGAACTGACAATATATGTTGATGAATTGCCTGAGAACTCAATCTTATCACCAACATTCAATCTACTAAAGTAGGTAGATGCACCATTCAATGTTGTGGTGCCTGCACCAGATAGTGCTGTACCCTGAATAGCCAAGTTTAGTGATGAATTAATGGTTAGGAAGATATCAGTTAAATCAGAATTAGATAATGATCCTGTTCCATATGGAAAGATTTCATTACTTAGAGTTGATGTTACTGAGAATGTTCCAATAGAACTGATAGACACATCGGAAGTTTTCTTGAAGAAGAATGATGTATCAATAGTACCATCAGCAGAACGAATGTTCTTAGTGTGATTTGAACCTGTGTAATATAATAGTCCAGAATATGTGTCAAGCAATTTGCTTCTGCCTGACTTCTGAATAACGTCAGCACACATATCTGCTGTTGATGCGTTGTTGTAATAAACACTCTTTACATCAGCGAATGAGTTTGCACCAAGCATCGAAACATCGAATAGATGAATCTTGATTGAAGTATTTGGTGCACCTAGTAACTCGTTAGTGCCTAGATCAGCAGAGATAGATTTGATTCTTGCAGAACCGATCTTCTTGCCTGTCTGAGAAGCATTTGATGATAGACCGCTAGAAATACGCTTCTGTGCAGTATCATATAGATCAATCTGCTGGCCGATATTAACATTCCATGCACCAACTGCTTCGTTAGCAACAACATAGCTACCAACCTTTGTGGAAATTATCTGAGCGTTAACATTAGATGCTGTGGTAGATTTTTCAGTTGATAAGAACTCTGTGACGTTCTTGTTGATTTCATAACCCTTGACATATGCAGTACCGGCTTCAACCTGAACAGATAATACACGACTGTCACCGCCTCTATCTGCACTTAGATAACCACCATTACCATTAAGGTCTAGGTGTTCTTCAATAACAGTATTGAATCCCTTAACATAATAGTCACCGGATTCATCATAGGTTCTTTTAGCAATTTCGTCCCTAACGACATTGTAGATAGGTCTTTCATACATTTCTGTAACAGTACCATCGTCAATGACGAATAGATTTACATAATCAGGGAAACCAGCGATATCATCTATAGCGAGTTTAGTTAGAATTGGTGTAATCTTAAATCTATCAGCACCTGGTGCAGCATAGTTGGATGATTCTAGTGCAGGATCAAGTAGTGAACTATCCTGTGCGGAGTTGATGATTTCTTCTACTAGAACAAAACCAACCTTACAAGTTGGTCTAATATCATATCTGTCTACTACGACAGACTGCTTGTCGTGGTGAATAAAGTGTTCTTTACAAAAACGAACACCTTCATTAACAGTAAATACTGAACCGTAACCAACAGGTACGTTATTGCCGACAACTAGTGTTCCTACATTAGCAATTAGTGGTTCGTTTGGTGCAAAATATACTTCGTC